ACGAAACGCTGCGCTTTACAGATCACGATGTTTTTGTCTATGATGGAACTAACGAATATACGCCGCTTAATATAACTTTTGATCGTTTATCAGAAGATTTTACAATGTCTAGTGATACGATCAATGTTGCAATTGACAACATAAATGAAGAATTATCAGCGCTGGCGATGTCTAAAGAATGGCGCAATAACAGAGCAAAAATCTCAAGGGTACTCATTACGCCGCCAAGTGAAACGGTTGATGGCCAAAGTTATGATTATAGTATTAGTGAAAACTCCTCAGTTGCATATCCAAGACTTGAAATTGCAAGTCTAACTAAAGACACTTATGTTTTATTTGAAGGTGTTATTGACACCTTTAACGCAACCACAGAAACTTTTACTGCGCAGCTGACAACAAGGTTTACTTATTGGCAAAAGCCATATCCTTCAAGAACCTATAGTCAAAACGAATTTTCGAGCATAGTCGATGCCATAAGTTTAGTTATATATTGGGGGCGGCAAAAAACGGTTTAATATGAAAAATTGCTTTACAGAAACAATTAGTTATTTAGATCAAAAGTTTGATTTGCCACAGATTTGGGGTAAATGGACATGGGATGATCTTGAAACATTTGTAAAGCATCAAAGTAAATTTTTAGCGCGCAAAGATCATTACGCTTTTTTTGGTAGTTTTTGCAAGCCAGTAAAAAACGCAAAAGCTGATGATGTGCTGCTTTGGGATCGTGGCGTTGGCGTTTGTATTAATCAATTTTTTTATTGGACATATGATCATACAGAGGCTGCTGTAGTTACTAGAAAAATAGAGAGAGATGCAACAATTATGAGGCTTAACAATGAGTAGCACTGCAAAAACTATAGTCGGTATTGCTGCAATCGTATTTGCGCCAACATTAGCGCCAATGCTTTTATCTGGTGCTGGTATTGCTGCGACTGCTGGTGCAGTGGCTGTCGCAACAGCGGGTGTTGTACTTGTTGGCGCATCACTAGTTGGATCAAGCACTTCTGATTCTATGGCAAGTGCAGTTGATATTCCAAGCGTTGAAGGTTATGCGGGTGCAAAACTGCAAACCAATAAATCAAATACTGCGCCAGTTCCAGAGGTTTATGGTGAGCATAAATTAGGCGGTAATATTATATGGCAAGATACTAATAGCGCACTTTATAGTAATAGCACAACAAATGGATATAACCGTGATTATTGGGCAGTTATTATTTTAGCTGGCCATGAAATAAATACAATTCAAAATGTTTTTGCTGGTGAAACAACAATGACATCATTAGGTTCTGATAAATACAAAACAGAATATGTGCATATTAAATTTTATAACAGATCCGCAAGCGCTCGCGACATTCGAAGCATAACTTGGTGTACATCTACTGGAGGTAATGAAATTACTGGTGGAGCTTTAGGTTTGCAAAGCGGAATTACGATACCAGCAAATACAGCATTTTTATGTGTACACCAAGTTTTTGACGGTGAAAATACTAAAAACACAGCGCTTGAAGCCATTACAGTTAAGATGCAAGGCAAAAAAATAAGAACGATTACTAACTCAACAACGATCTCAACAAGCACAACATATACAGAAAATCCAGCAGAAATATTACTCGATCTTTTAACAACAGGACTAGATGTACAAGATAGTGATATTGATATAGGTACTTTTTATACAGCTAAAACTGATTGCAGTTCAGCTGGCTTTACTTGCAATATTGCTTTAATACAACAATCCAACATACAATCTATCATTTCAGATGTATTGGCTACTTGTCGCGGCAAGATCTTTCACAGTGAAAGCAAGTGGAAATTTAAAATTGATACAAAATCGCAAAGCACAGCTGACACTTTGACTAATGATGATGTTATTGGTAACTCACTTTCTATGAGTATGGCGGGTAGTGCAAATATTGCAAACAAAGTCATTTTAAAATACATCGATCCATCTGATGAATATTTAAGTAAAGAAAGCGTTAAAGAAGATTCGACTTTACAAACTTATGATGGGCAAATTGTGACAAAAATTTTAGATGCTAAAGGTGTTGATAGCACAACACAAGCAGATAAATTATGTGAAATTGCACTGAACTCTCTTAGGTACTCAGAAGATGCTTCGGGTAATCGTGTTAAACAAACGCCTATTGCCATTACCTTTTCAACAAGTGTTAAAAATGCGCATCTTGAAGTAGGCGATGTTATTGCAATGAATCACACGCTTTTAGATCGTGTGCGTAAATTTTTAATATTAGCAACAATGACAGATCAATCTGGAGTATTACAAATTTCAGCTAGAGAGTACGCAGAAACACACTTTAAAAATTCATCTGGAAGTTATTTAATTTAAGGAACTATTATGGCTTATTACGAAACAATCAATTTAGTTAAAGGCGATGATTTGCCAAACCTTGAGATTACTCTTAGAGATAGTCAAACAGCTGCAACAGGCCAAACGTTAGATGCGGGTGATCCTACTACTTGGGCAGTCATTGATTTGTCTGGAGTTAGCGCGGTTCGATTTAAATATAGAAGAGTTAATAATTCAACATTAGTTGACACAATAACAACAACAATAAACAGTCCAGCAACTGATGGCAAGATCACATTAGCTTGGGGCAATACAACACTTGATGATGGTGTTGGAGAATATGAAGGCGAGCTTGAATTAGAGTATGCCAGCGGCAAGTTTCAAAGTGTTGCAGATCTTTTAAGATTTGATGTTAGAGAAGGATTTTAATGCCAGTACACGCCACAATTAGTTTTGTAAAACCCTATGCGGATCTAAGCTATCAGAAGCTAGAAGCAACAGATATTAAATTTGCAGACTTCTTAATGCTGTTTGAAACAGATACAGTTTTACTCAGTGATGTGATTGGCGTTTTAACCGCTAAAAATTTTAGTGAAACCTTAACTATTACTGAAGCACAGTTTTTTGACACAACTAAAGTTCTAGCAGATAGCGTTAGTGTTAGTGATGTGTTTGTCAATGCAGTCAATTATGTTAAAGCGTTTAGTGATTCATTCACTTTAGAAGATGAATTTGTTGGCGCAGATACGTTTCAAAGAGCCAAAAACAATGTGGCAACGCTCAGTGATGTGATTGGATTAAGCGCCAGTAAACCATTAACTCAAAGCGTATTAATATCAGAAGTTTTAGCACAAACATTTGCTAAAGCGATTGCAGATGATGCCACTTTATCTGATGTATTAATAGCACTGATTGCAAAAGGCCTATCAGATGCAATTAGCTTTACAGATACACAAAGTTTTACGCATAGCAAAAGTTTGACAGACAGCTTTGCGTTAGATGATGCCGCTTTAGTTAATAAAAACTACACTGGCAACAAAGGAAATGTTTTCTCGATTTCAGATCAAATTTCTATATCAAGAACACATGGTGCAGCGCTTGGAAACATGACGCTTAATAGTTTAACCCTTAATTAAAAGGAGTAATAAATGATAAATGATAACTTAACACTAACTGGCGCAGTATCAATCGCAGTTAATGACGAGGTAGTTAAGGAAATACCCAACCTCGTTGTAACAACTGGAAAAAACTTCGTTTCATCAAGAATGAAGGACACGACAAAAGCGGCAATGAGTCACATGTCAATCGGCACAGGATCTACTGCTGCGGCTGCGGCTGATACAACGCTTGAAACTGAGCTTGATCGTAACGCTTTGACATCAACGACTGTAACTACTAATGCTGTTGCATATGTTGCAACTTACGCAGCTGGTGATGGCACGGGCGCAATCACAGAAGCTGGTCTTTTTAATGCAAGCTCTGGCGGTGATATGCTTTGTAGAACTGTTTTTTCAGTAGTCAATAAAGGCAGCGCTGACTCAATGACAATAACGTGGACGATCACTGTAAGTTAGATCACTTAACGGAGAAATAGATGGCTATAAAATTTGCAAATAATTTTGGAACGACTTTAGGAAGTTCTATAAGCTCTGGAGCAACCAGTTTTACGGTTAGTTCTGCATCTGGTTTTCCAAGTCTTGGCGGTAGTGATTATGTTTACGTTACTATTGACACTGAGGTTGTCAAAGTCACTGCAACGTCTGGCACAACATTTACTTGTGATGCAACGTCTAGTGGCCATAGCGCAGGTGATACAGTTGAGATTCGTGTCACTGCTGAAATGCTAGAAGATTTTGCTACTGATGCTGAGTCATTGCCAGTAGCTGGTGGTCAAATGTCTGGCAATATAACAATGGCTGGATCTCAAACAGTTGATGGCAGAGATCTTTCAGTAGACGGAGCTAAACTAGATGCTATTGATGCTAGTGCTGATGTAACAGATGCAACTACTGTAGCTGCTGCTGGTGCTTTAATGGACTCTGAAGTTACAAATCTTGCAGATGTTAAAGCTTTTGATGCGAGTGATTACGCTACTGCTGCTCAAGGCACAACTGCTGATGCTGCATTACCTAAAGCTGGTGGTGCTATGACAGGTGCTATTACAACTAACTCAACCTTTGATGGTAGAGATGTAGCAACAGATGGTACTAAA